ATATCCCATTCACAAAATCAGCACACAAAATCGCTGCTATCCAACCAAATGTACCCTCAACAATGTTTACAGAACCAACTCCAGCAGACGCACAAAATTCTAATGTCTGATAATCAAGAGTTTCCACCACCTGGAATTGCAGCCCCACCAACAAAGGTTCCACCTCCAGAGAATCCAAATTGACACAATCTATAAATAAAACATAAGAAACTTTTTACAATGACTAGAACATTACTTTTAGGTCCTGAGGAAGCCTTACCAGTTGATACTGGAACTGCTACGAGTTTTACACAAGCATCTTCCGTTAGACTTGTGAATACTGATGCTTCTAATGTACACATTATTACAGTAGTAGAAACTCAAGGTGGATCTGTTATTGGATCGATGACGATGCCTGGTGGTTCAGTTGAAACTTTGGAGAAGCAATATTCTCATTGTATTTTTAGTGATAGTGATTTGGTATTGGGAGCAAAAGTAGGATTTACAAATTAAACCGATGAAACTAATCAGAGAAGAAATCGAATCAGTAAACTTTATTACTGAAGAAGGAACCAACGGCCAAAAGTCCCTCTATATCGAAGGTGTCTTCCTACAAGGAAACATCAAGAATAGAAATGGTCGTCTGTATCCAATGGATACTCTTTCACGAGAAGTTTCAAGATATTCAGAACAGCATATCAAAACTGGAAGAGCACTTGGTGAACTCGGTCACCCCGATGGACCAACTGTAAATCTAGATAGAGTTTCTCATAAGATTGTTGCTCTTGAGCAAAGTGGTAATAACTTTATTGGTAAGGCAAAGATTTTATCCACTCCAATGGGTAAGATTGCCGAATCTCTGATTAAGGAAGGTGTAAAACTTGGTGTTTCTTCTAGAGGCATCGGTTCACTAAAGCAAGCAAAAGAAGGTTTCAATGTTGTTGGCGAAGACTTTATGTTAGCAACTGCTGCTGATATTGTTGCTGATCCTTCTGCTCCTGATGCATTTGTTCAGGGAATTATGGAAGGAAAAGAGTGGGTTTGGGATGGTGGAATCTTAAAAGAGAGATTTGTCGAGCAAACAAAGAAAACAATTAATACACTAGTTGACCAGAAAAAACTGGAAGAACATAAGCTGGAACTGTTCAATCAGTTTTTAGCAAATCTTTAATTTATAAATAAATATAGTTTTAAAAACCAAGGGTTAAACGGAGAGTACAAATGTCTAGTGACAACAACTTACAGGAAATGGAAGCAGGCACTAAGCAATCCAAAACTGCTGTCAATGCTTCTGCTAAACCTGCAGAAGGAATGCCTACCATGGCCGATCCAGGAACACAACTTGGAAATGTAGAAGATCTGGGTGGCCCTACCCCAGATAACTACAAGTCCGATGACGATTCCGCTAAGTTAAAGGAACCAGGTGCAACACTTAAGCAAGTTAAGGATGTTGTAACTAAGAGTGCCAAACCTGCAGAAGCAATGCCTGCTGGAATGAAGGAAGAGGAAGAAGTTGAAGGTGAAGTTGTTGCTGAAGAAGAAGCAACTGAAGAAGAAGTAGTTGCTGAAGAAGATACTACTGAAGAAGTTGTCGAGGAGACTGAAGAAGAGGTTGTAGATTACAACATCGAAGAAGACATCCAGGCAATCGTCGAAGGTGAAGAACTCTCCGAAGAATTCAAAGAAAAGGCAAAAGTCGTCTTTGAAGCTGCCCTCAATAGCAAAGTAAATGCTATTGCTGAAGAACTAGAAGTTCAATATAATGCAAAGTTAGAAGAAGAACTTAAGACTGTTAAAGAGTCCCTCTCTGAGAGAGTTGATTCTTATCTAGAGTATGTTTCTGAAGAGTGGATGACTGAGAACAAGCTTGAGGTCGAGGATGGTCTTAAGTCTGACCTCACCGAGTCATTCATGTCCGGAATGAAGAATCTTTTTGAAGAACATTATGTATCAATCCCTGAAGAAAAATATGATGTACTTGAGAATATGGTAGAAAAACTTGATGAAATGGAGACAAAACTCAACGAGCAAATTGAGAAAAATGTTTCCCTCAATAAGAGACTTGCAGAGTCTGTTGCTGATGGAATCTTTGATCAAATTTCCGAAGGTCTAGCACTTTCACAGAAGGATAAGCTCGCTTCACTTGCCGAAAGTGTTGAGTTTGAAAGTGAAGAACAATATCGTGAGAAGGTAGAAACTCTAAAAGAGGCATATTTCCCCACCAAGAGTTCAACCTCTAATGCTAAAACTGAAACTTTGTCTGAAGGTGTAGACAGCACTCCCGAATCTGTTTCTGGAACTATGTCTGCTTATCTTAAGACACTTTCTACATTTAGCAACAACTGAATTTAATATTAATTCAAACGTAAATTTCACACACAGGTAAACACGCAATGTTCCAATCCGAACAATTGCAGGAAAAGTGGGCACCCCTTCTAAACCACGAAGGTAGCGAGGAAATCAAAGATTCCCATCGTAGAGCCGTAACCGCTGTCCTGCTCGAAAACCAAGAAAAGTTTCTAAGAGAGCAACAAGCTTTCTCTCACTCAGGATCCTTCCTTTCTGAGGCACCCACCAATGATGCTGGAACCGGTGGTTTCAGTGGTGATGCTGCTGAAGGTGGTCCTGTCGCAGGTTTCGATCCCGTTCTGATTTCTCTAATCAGACGTTCTATGCCTAACTTGGTCGCATATGACCTCGCAGGTGTACAACCAATGACTGGTCCTACCGGACTGATCTTCGCAATGCGTTCCCGCTATGCTGGTCAAGACGGTAAGGAAGCATTCTACGACGAGCCCGATACCACCTTCTCCGCAAACGCTACTGACGGTTCAATTCCTGTCGGTGATCCTTATGCCGGTTCTGCTGGTATTGGTGCAACCGATGCTGCTACTGCTGGTGGAAGCAACCCCGCAGTTCTAAATGATGACCCTGCCGGTACTTATACCACCGGTACTGGTATGGATACTGCTAATGCCGAAAGTCTCGGAGAAGGCAATGCCCTATTCAACGAGATGGCATTCTCAATCGAGAAGGTCACCGTTACTGCGAAGTCCAGAGCACTCAAAGCTGAGTACTCTTTAGAACTCGCACAAGATCTCAAGGCAATCCACGGTCTGAATGCTGAAGCTGAACTGGCCAACATTCTTTCCACCGAGATCCTTGCTGAGATCAACCGTGAAGTCATCAGAACCATCTATCAAACTGCTAAGCCTGGTGCTGCTGTAAACGTAGCAACTCCTGGTGTATTCGATCTAGATGTTGATTCCAACGGTCGTTGGTCTGTTGAGAAATTCAAGGGTCTTCTCTTCCAGATGGAAAGAGATGCTAACGCAATTGCTCAAGAGACTCGTAGAGGAAAGGGCAACGTAATCATGTGCTCTGCTGACGTTGCTTCCGCACTAAGCATGGCTGGTGTTCTTGATTACACCCCAGCACTCAATGCTAACCTTAACGTTGATGATACCGGCAACACCTTTGCTGGTACTCTCATGGGTAAATTCCGTGTCTACATCGATCCTTTCTCTGCTAACATCTCTCAGAAGCAGTATTACACCGTAGGATACAAGGGTACTTCCCCTTACGATGCTGGTCTGTTCTATTGCCCATATGTTCCCCTCCAGATGGTTCGTGCCGTTGGAGAGAACACCTTCCAGCCTAAGATCGGATTTAAGACTCGTTACGGTTTGGTTGCTAACCCATTTGCTGAAGGTCCACTTGCTGGTGGTGCTGCTACTGCACTTGGTCAACTCGCTGCTAACACAAACCGTTACTACAGAAGAGTCCAAGTCAAGAACCTCATGTGATTCATTTTCACATGTCTTCTCAAGGAGGGTCTTTCGAGACCCTCTTTTTTTGTCTCTAAATATTTACAAAAATGGCAATAAAATCTCAAATTGAGAATAGAAATTTTCTATCTCCTACTGGATTTAAATTTATTTTACAAAGAACTCCTAAGGTTTCTTTCTTCGCAAACACTGTAAACATTCCCAGTCTTTCTATGGGAAATGCAACGCAACCAACCTATCTAAAAGATATTCCAATTCCTGGTGATAAGATTGAGTATGGAGATTTTACATTAAGATTTATCGTTGATGAGAATCTTGAGAATTATATGCAAATTCACAAATGGATTCGTGGACTTGGATATCCAGAATCTTTAAAAGAAATTTTTGATTTACAAAACGAAGAAGAAGCAGGACGACCTAAAAGAGAAACAATAGGAATGAACATATATTCTGATGGCACTCTTCAGGTATTAAATAGCAATTATAATTCACAATTTAATGTAGTATTCAAGGATATGTTTCCTGTAGAATTGTCTTCTTTAGATTTTGATGCTACAAATAATGATATTGAATACTTTACAGCAGAGGTTAATTTCAAGTATACTATCTACAATATAGAAGATACTAAAGGTAATCGATTATGACTATTAGCTTGGAAAAAATCCAAGAGATGTGGGAAAAAGATTCTGTAATAGATATTGATAATATTCATACAGAATCATTAAATACTCCTCTTTTACATGCTAAATATCATGATTTATATAATACCATCACACTTTTAAAAACAAAAGCAGAACAGCAGAGAAAGAATATAAGACATCAAAGGTATGAATATTATTCTGGAAAATCTGATCCAGAAGTATATCAAGAAGACCCCTTTCCCAAAAAGGTAAGAGATAAAGATACGATGCAGAAGTATCTTGATGCTGATGAGAAACTATCTTCCGTATCAATCAAAGTAGATTATTATAATGTGATGCTCAAGTATCTTGAGGATATTTTAAAGATGATTCATAATAGGACATATCAAATCAGAAATTCTATTGAGTACATGAAATTCCAGTCTGGAATGGGTGGATAAATATTATTAGCATGATTGTGATATGTGACTGATATTAGAATCCATAAGAAGAATGAGGTTTACATCAAGTTAGAATGTGAACCTCATATTTTATATGAACTTCAGGAATACTTTACTTTTGAAGTTCCTAATGCAAAATTCATGCCTCAAAGAAGGAATAAGTATTGGGACGGAACAATAAGACTTCTTTCAGTTCATACTGGAGAAATATATGTTGGACTGTTAGATAAGGTCATTGATAAAATCAATTTACATGGATACACATACGAATTTATAGAAAACAAATATTATGGTCTTCCTTTTGAAGTGAATGAGGGAATTTCACTTGAGGGAGTAAAGGATTATATGAAGAGCATTTGTGCTTTTCAACCCAGAGAATATCAGATCGAGTGTGTGTTTGATGCTCTTAAGTATAACAGAAAATTAATGATCAGTCCAACTGCATCTGGAAAATCATTAATGATTTATTCAATTGTAAGATATTT